GAGAATGCGCTGAACTTCGGGCCAGTCTGAAGGTCTCCATGTATAAACCTCCATGGCGGTCCTAAGTAAGTCCCCCACCCGCTCCTGGTCTGGTCGCATCTGACCCTTCTCCGTCTTCAGTTCAGCCCCGATGATCCGCGGACCGCGGATCAGCAGCAAGTCGGGCCAGCCCTTGGCCAGCGGGCCGCGCGCTCGGGTTAGCCAGACCTTGCCCACCCTGCTTCGGGGTACATGGAACCATACCCAGCCCGCCTGCTCCGCGAAGTGGGAGACCTTCAGCTGCCACTCGATCTCTGTGATGATGCTGTCAGGGACGTTGAGCATCCGGGTCATGGCTTCTTCCCCTTCTCACAGTAGGGGCAGCCCCTGGCACGACAATCCCGGTTACCATGGGGCCTCCTCTGGCCAGGCGCGTGGGAGCACCCAGCGCCGAGCGATCCACCACTCCCGGTACCAAGCCCAGGAGAAGGGCCGCGTCCGGACTGCGTAGCCCCACCGAGCGCTGTCGACGCGGGTCGCGTACTCCTCCACCTGCTTCGGGATGTCCTCCTCGGAGTCAGGGAAGATCACAATGGCAGGGATACCGCGGACCAAGCTCAGCATGGCTGCAGCATACCACCGCCAAAGGTCATGGGTGACCTATGCCGACTTTAGTGTCTGGGGTCCCGATGGACAGCCTTGGCGCACTCGGGGTGGACCGGGTCGTGCCCTGGTCCCCAGGTCTGGAGGTTGGTGTCCAGGAGACGGGGCCTGGTGGTGAAGATCCAGACGCGGTCCCCGACCAGCAGAGTCCCGCACAGCACGCAGACGACCACGGTCTTCTCCTCAATGTCCACGTTGGCGGGCCTCCGCCCGGATGATCTGCGCCCGCAGGGCAGCCTTCCGGATGGGGTTGTTGGTCTGGAGCATGGCCAGCATCGCCCGCCGTTGGGGCCTGGGCAGGGCCTCGAGGACGACCGCCTGAGCAGGGGTGAGGCGGTACTCTGGCTTAGTCATTCTTCATCATCGAAGCATGCTTCAGGTCAGTGCAACGACAGCCCCAGATCGGGCCGACCCGCATCGCGACGAGCGCGCGAAGGGACCGTGCTGCTGGGCGATGGTCGCGCGGCAGGGTGGAGAAGCCCACGTTGGGGCCGTGTCCGGCCTCGTGGGGGCAACCAGGGGTGTCGCAGCCCTTCGGCTTGCGGAGCCTGGGGAGCTTCACTGGGTAACTCCCGCCAGGTTGTACCGGGGCTGATGCTCCCGGATCAGCAGTGCCTCGCTAACCAGGGAATCCGCGTAGGACGAGTGGAAGTAGTGGATGACCTTCGTCATCTCCTTCACCCAGGGGGACCCCATGTAGCGGTGAATCTGCAATCGCTTCTTCCAGTAGTTGGTGCGACCGACGTACACCACCTCATCGCCCACGTAGACTTTGTAGGTCTCGATCCTCTTCTGCCGATCTCGGTAGGCTTGACCGAAGGCCGCGACACGGTCCGGATGCGCTGCGCGGTACTTCCGGCTGCAATCAGTCATCTGCATCTCCCCTCATGAGGTACCCCACGACGTCGGGGTTACTCCGCATGAAGTCAAGCAGATGCGGGGCCAGAGCAGTGATGAAGGCCTCCTCGTTGAGGGTCTGCCCGCTGTGGATGAACCGGCCCGTGTTGATGATCGCGTGCAGGGCCTCGTGCAGGTACGTCTCCACCTTCTGGTGGTCGTGGATGCCCCCGCCAACCCGAAGGGCAACCTGGAGCCGGTCGCTCCGGGTCCAGCCGTTCAGGACGCCGTGCTTCTTGTCCTTGATGTTCTTGCGGAAGGTCACCTTGTAGGTCCGGTTCATCACCTTGAACTCGGTCGGGGCTCGCGTCACGATCTTCACCAGGGCTCCTCAGTACGGATCAGGGGACAGGGATCGGGTGGCTACAATTGTACCTCCGCGCCTGACGTAGCGCATGGGCGACCCGTGGCTGGCGTAGGCCAGCGACAGCCCCAGGGCGAGGACCATCTCCTCGTCGCCCTCATAGGACACCCGCCCGTCGTCAGCCACCGTGGTCTCGTAGGTCTCCAGCGCCCGGATCAACTCCGTCTGCAGCGGAAGGCCTGGAGCGAACTTCAACTTCCCACCACCGTAGCTGGCCACGATTGCGTTGACTAGGGCCTGTCGAGCTTGGCCCCGCTGGGTGTAGGCGTGCGGTCGGTGCAGGCCCGGTGGGAACTTGCCGTTGGCCCGCATGTCCGCCAGGATCTTCACAAGCCCTGCACCCATGCCAGACCCTGCGTCGATGAAGAAGCACGGTCGGTCACCTCGTGCCTGGGCTGCCTTGGCGATCTCCACGACCCGGTCCCGCACCTGCTCGAGCACCGGGAACTGCCGCTCGACGTGGACCACCACGCTGCGGATCTGAATTCTACCTCCGATCAGGTCCGGGGCAACCTCCTGATGCTCGGTGAAGACGATGCTGGCCTGGCGCGACTTCCCACTGCCAGGGACCACCCCGATGTGCAAGCGGCCCATCTCTGACTGGCTCATCCGAAGTACGTCTGCGCGTTCTCTTCGACCAGGCCCCGGAGAACCTCCCCGGAGAACAGGCCCGCACCAGCCTCGAGGAACTCGGCCCCGTACTCCGCCCGGAAGGCATAGGGACCCATGGACCGCAACTCCTCGGCCAGGAACTCCGCGCTGATCGTGGCCACCTCGTCGCTCCGGATGTGATAGCGGGTCCAGCGTGGCCCACCATTCGTCCACAGGTCGTAGAACCATCCCGCGGCCCCGTTGGGGGTGGACTGGACGATCACCTGCCCTCCCGTGGCAACCAGGGCACGGGCTGCCGTCCAGGTGTCCTCCTCGACGTAGGCAGCCTCGTCAATGACGAGCATCTGAGCCGTGTACCCTCGGACTCCGGTCGGCTTCCCCGGCAGACTGAGGATGCGGCTGCCGTTGGCCAGGCCGATCTCCGTGGCCGAGTCCTGGTCCAGCCCGATGCGCTCCAGGTTGCGGAGCGCGGCCCGGCTGCGCCTGGTCAACTCCGTGCTGTGCCGCTGGGACTTGCTGATGATGACCGACAAGGATCCTGGGCGGTAGTGGGACATGTGGATGGCCTTGGCCCCGACCGCGGTGCTCGCGCCGATCTGCCGTCCCTTCAAGATCAGGATGTCGCCCTGGTCCTGGAGGTACGGGATCTGCCAGGGCTGGGCCTTCATGCGGTAGGCGCGCTCGAACGTGGCCACGGTGTTCAGCCGTCGCCCCAGGTCCGAGAGCAGCGTGTTCACCATCGCCGGGTCCGTTCCAGATAGTCCGCCAGCTGGCGAAGTCGGTCAGGATCGTCACCTACGTTTCCTGCGGCGTGGTTGCACCTACCGCAGAGGATGCCGCAGACACACAAGGGGCACCCTGTTGCACCTGGGCAATGCTTGTGATCGTGGTCGATCTCCCAGGGTCCTGTTCGACTTCCACAGGAGGCGCACCCGCCCTGCTTTAGCAACATGTCCAGCAGGACCTGGCCTGGATGGCCGTGGGATCCCCTGTCCCACCATCTGGGTGGTGGACTCAATGGATGCCGGACCACACCCGTCCTTTTCACCATCGACGTCGCCTCTCAGCACGTTCCAGATAGTCGGCTCCCGCACGAAGAATAGCCGGGTCGTCATGCGCCCGAAGAAGCATGTTGTTGCAGTCCTGATCCAGTATCCCGCGGATACAGAAAGGACACCCCTGGGGTCCAGGATGATGCCGGTGGTCGTGGTCGATCCCCCAGGGGGTAGATCCCGGATTATTGGTCCGACAGATCGCGCACCGACCCCCCTGGCTGGCTAGCAGAGCATCACGCTGGGCGGGCTGGAGACCGTGCTTCGCCCGTTTGGCGTTGAACACCCGATCCGCGTCCGTGAAGTCGGCCCCCATGTCGGGCTGCGCCCGGTTCACTGGGCCTCCTCCCACCGCTTGATGGCTGCGTTCAGGGCTTCCACGGCCCCAGGGACCGCCAGAAGGGCTGCGTAAATGAACTCGCGCAGCGTGATCCACTCCTCGGTGATGCTCAGGTCCACCTTCAGGGGTGCCGTGGGTCCCTGGAGGGCAGCCAGGTCCTTGTAGGCAGCCCGCCGGGCGTTGATCCAGTCGACGAAGGCCGACGTTCCCATGGCCTCGGTCTCGCGGCCCTCGAGGTCCTCGATCATCGCGAGGAGTTTGGCCAGGGACGAGTCCGAGGAGATCTCCGAGGCGCGCGCAGGCTTCTCCTGGGCGACCGGCTGAGCTACGTGGCCCTTGGAGCGGTGACGTCGGGCCGAGGAGTAGTCCAGGCCATAGGTCGTGGCGATGGACTTCGCGCTCTTCCCCGCGAGGAAGGCTGCATCGATCTCCCGCAGGGCAGGATGCGAGCAGGTTTGACAGGATGGACCAGGCATCCATCAAGTGTACCATCCGCCTGACTCGGGCGGTGACACTAGTCAACAGCTGTGATCAGTTAGGTGCGGTGCGTTCGTGCACCGCTTCTCTAGAGGCTGGAACGAAAATGGAGGCTTATCGTCCAGATCGAGCGCCTGCGCGAGGAGGTCCCGGCGGCGGGACGGTGGGGTGGTGGGCGGTACCGTTCGGTCTGCGTAGGTCGTCTGGCCGACCTCGACCTCACTCTCGCCCACTTGTCAAGGGGTGCGGTGCTCGTGTGCACCACCAATCCACGCACCACCCAGGGCAACCTACCGGGGGGTCATGTACCGGGGGATCAACAATCCCAGGGCCACAGACGAAGGAAGACCCAGCCGTGGTTGCCGGACGGCTGGGCTCCCTGTGAAGGCGCGCGGGCTGCGACTACCCCGGCCCCATGTGCATCGGCCACCGTCTACCTTCCACAGCCCGCCTGGCAAGCCAGGAGTCGGGGTGGATAGCCACACCGCCCAGGTGCTACAGCCCGCGGGACTGCTTAAGCGCCTACCCTCGACGGTGACCGGACCTCAGTGTAGCACGCCGAGCAGTCGGAGTGCCCAGTCCGCCACCGCAATAACCATGGCGATGGCCAGGGCGAACAGCCCGAGGTTGACGATGATGATCGCCAGGCCCACCAGGCATCCGAACGCTGCCTGCCGTCCTGTCGGAACCGGCCTCGGTTCACGCACCCCGTACTTGGCTAGGGTCGCTCGCATCTTCTCTTGCTCCGTGCTCACGTCTTCTCCTCTCGGTTCAGGGATCGCTCCGTGCTAAAGCCATAGGGGTAGCGGGCAGCGAGTTTCTGAATGTTGCGGGTGGCTAAGTAGCCAAGCGACCGTCCGGAAGCCTCGGCATAGCGTGCGATGTACCAGAGGACGTCGCCCGCCTCGTCATCGAGCTTGTCAAGGTCGAGCGCGTGACCCTGAGCCAGGTGCTTCTTCACGTGGTCTGCGAATTCGCCCGCCTCGCCAGCCAGCCCCAGAGCGGCGATGGTCACGCCGACCTCGAGGCTCGGTTCGATCTGGCTGTTCGTCCGCATGGCCAGGGCCTGGTACTCGTTCAGCCCGGAGATCATGTCTTCACCTGCGCTGCGAGGAGGGATGCGGCTGCGCCTGGCAGCGGTCGGTCATCCACGAGCTTGCCCAGTGACTCGGCATCGAAGATGATGGCCAGGCAGGCAGCCGCATGGGCTAGGTGCTTCACGCCAGAGTCCGCCGCACGCTCCTCTCCGTCCATGTAGGCGTAGATGTGGCGCAGCGTGGCCTCGAGATAGATGGAGAGAATAACAGAGTGCTCCCTCCAGTTA